CCGAGGCAGGAGCCCGGTGCGTAAATCGCGCACGCCGGGATCTGTGCGGGGGGTATCCGGTAACGGGTATCCCTACCGCGACGCATTTTTTGCAAAATCCGCACTATATACATCAATGAGTTACGGGTAGGTTTTTCCCCATACATCACCCGGCTTTAAAGACAATTTCAGCATGAGGAACTTCTACCCATTCCACATGGTTCTGGGTATAAATTTTTGTCGATTTTGCATCACTATGGGCCATCCTTGCCTGCGGATCGATACCTTGTCTTTCGAAAATATGAGCCGCCAGCGCTCTAATCTCGTGGAAAGTTGGCCTTTCTTTGATAGGTAATTCTGCCGCTACACCTATCCGGTCCCGCAGCTCTGAAAATGCCCTGCTCAAATAATCAGGGGCCACCTGTGTTGGGTGGTTAACTTCCTTGCTTATCGGATTGCTTCTCTTTTCCAGAAGCCGGTGAACAACATAAGGACTGGCCACATTGTCTCTGCTGTTGTCGATGATCTCTTTCAGGGCCCTGCCGATCGGAATAGCGACGTGTGAAGCCTCTTTGTGCTGCACTTTTTGCCGGTGAATGTAAAGCGTTCCGAATATGCCAGCCTCCTCCTGATCGAACCATACACAGCCGCAAACCCCTTCTTGAGGTTCCTTGATCGAGTACCGGATCCGGGAAACTTCCAGGCGCGCTTGCGTAGTTTGTATGGCAAGGTCCATTGCAGTCTTCAGCCAAGGTTCAGCAGCTGCATGTATGGCCAGGAACTGTTCCAAAGTAAGTCGCCGGCGGACCTTTTTATCGACACGCCGCATTTTTTTCCGTGTTGCAGGGTTATCCATCATTAGCGATTCATCAACAGCATAAGAAAATAACTTTTTCAGGAAGCTAACTTTTCGGTTCTGAACATTGGCCGACGATTCAGAATGGTAATTTCGTATGTAGGCATTTACGTGCTCAAGCTCAATATCGCATGCGGGTATGTTATTAAAAAATTCTTTAACCCTGATGGCATCATTATTCCAATCGTCAAGTGTGCTTTTAGACGGCTGCTCATCTTTGATCGCTCTCTCCATAATGCGATCAACATGTTCAGAAAACGGGTGGGCTTCACCATTCAGCCCTCCCGATTCCCGAATTAATGAATCTATCGATGGTGTATTTTCTGGGCGCATCCTCAGGTTATATTCTCGGGCGATGGCGATAGCCATTACTCGATCCGAACCGAGAGTTTTCTTTTTCCCAGTTATAAGCGTGAACTTATACACGCCACGATCTTTATCAAAAAAAAGATAATCAGGAAGGTGGCGGTATTCTTTTTTTCGTGGCCTTGCTGCCATGGTCAACCCTCAATTATTAACTGACGTACCGCCTGATTAACAATTGAGTCAACTCCCCACTTTTCGGTTTCATAGACAAAAACTGAACCATCTACAATCCTTCCCATGAGTAATCCGTTTTCGACCCAACGTTTAATTGTACGGTTGTCAGGAATGGAGTCTTTGGTAAATTCGCGCTTACTCCAGAGACTCGCTTTCATTAGCTTTGCCATGGTTTCCTTCTCCATAAAGCCCGGCTGCACCCGGGCTGAGTGGTTTACTCGTTGGTGCTGGTGGCAGGGATAAGTTTCTGCCAAATTGCTGACACATATTTTGCCTGATGGCGCGCATCAGCCAGGGCGTTGTGAACATCGCCAATGAAAGGCATGTCACGCTTCGGATCGAAACCAACACTGCGACCGAGGGTAACAATCGTGCGTACATCATGATCGTTCCAAAATTCCCACGGGCAAATGCGTCCGGCGCGTTCGTAAGCTCCGCGCAGAATCACATTGTCAAAGGTGGCCCCGTTACCCCAGACCTTCATGTATTTGAGATTATATGCATGCCGGTGAATGAAATGGCTAAGTTCCGACAGTGCATCAGTGATAGGCATCGCATCATCAACACAAATAGCTGAGCGCGCTTCCGGGCTTTGTTTTAGCCACCAAAGAATTGTATCTCCATCCGGTACCGCGCCTTGAGCCATTGCGCTTTCAAGCGAGACAGCCGTGTAAAATTCTTGGCCAAGTTCACCTGTTTGAGGGTTAAAAAAGACGGCACCAATTGAGACGATCGGCGCGTTTGGCTTTTTCCCCATTGATTCGAGGTCGATCATTAAATGGTTCACGCTAATTTTTCTCCTTTTTCTGCGCTGCAGCTAACATAGCCGCCAGCGCTGTGTTTTGATCCATTGCTTCAGTTAGTGCGGCGTAGGTAACGTCCAGACGAGTAGCGGTATCGCGCATTAACTTCGCTGATGCTGGTGGCAAATCTTGTGATGCGGCATGTGCAGCCGCAACGAGGTCTTTTACTTTTACGTGTGCCATTAGCGCCGCTCCACCAGCTGGTTAAAGCGATTCATGAACATGCCGTAAGACTGCCCAGGGCGGACAGGATTAATAACGAATTGGTCAGTGGGAATAATTCCGTCGAGCATAGGCCAGTGAGTTCCGTCGTCGATCTCGAAATCACGGCGTTCGCTGGCCAGCATGACTAAGTCGGCATATTTAACGGTAGGGTGCTGCTCTGCCGGCAGACCAAACTTTTTGCGGATCGCCGCATCAACACGTGTTTCTATAACCTGGTAGTCGGGCAGTAATCGCTTAAGCGGCGCAGGGATGTCTTGCATATAAGCCTCTGCAGCGTCATGCAGTAAAGCCTCGAGTGCGAACTCCTGCGGCACCAGGTGGCTAACCAGAACGCTATGCTGCCCGACGCTGTAGAACTCCGGCAGATGGCCGGCAAAGCGGCAGATGTGTGAGAGGGCTGTTGCAATGTCTTCAATGACGATAGCGTCCTCTTGAATATCGTTATAGTTAAAGTGCTTGCCAGACAGTGTTTGAATAAAGCTCATCGTATTTCTCCGTTTAATAGCGCTCTGCACAGCGCTGAATTTTGGGTGTAGAAATCCCTCGCCAGGTGGCGATTAATTGCAGGATTACGCTTTAATAAATCCCCGCAACTACGGGGATTTAATGGAGAGCAATCAGGCTTTGAAGTTGCCGATAAAGGTTTCTACAGGCTTTCCGTCGAACTTGCCAATCAGTAGATCGCGGAACTCATTGGCGATCGCTTCTTCCTGGGCTTCCAGTTGGACAATACGCAGAACGAATACCGGATCGCTACTTTTGAGCAGGCTATTGCGCAGACTGAAACGACGTTCGCCCAGGCCCTCATAAGGTACACACTTAAACTCAAACGCTACCGGCATAACCTCTTTACTGCTGGCTTCAATACTTTGCATCAACGATTTCTTACCGCTAAAGTCACTATCTTCATGGTCGGCTTGAGTTGCCTGTTGGATAGTGACGCGGCGGACAGCTTGCGCAGCCTGGGCGATCGTCATCGTGTTGCCGCCAGCATCAAAGGCCAGCAGATAATCGCTCCAGTCTTCGAGCCACTCAGCGATTTGCTTCTGATTAAGGTGATCGCCGTTGATCGCCAGTAACGCGCGGAAGGGCGCTGTTTTCTTTAGCTTGATTGAGGCGACGTTATCGGCATGACCAGGGTTGTCCAGCGTGCCGATATTGAAGATAGAACGGGCCAGCATGTTATCGGCATCAATAAAGCAGCGGGCTTTTTCTTCTTCTTGGGCGTAAGCGACAGAATAGCGAACGAAATCATCAATGCTGGTAGTGTCCATAGCGCCGCGGAAACGGAAACGCTCAAATGCAAAACGCTCCAGGCTTTCAATGCTGGTATTCTGCGGTAGCAGGGCGGTCGGGCAGGCCAGCCCGTGGATATCGTTCAGGTGATAACCGGAAAGCACCAGGTCTTTGACTTGCTGAAAAGTACCGCTGTCTAACTGAGACATAAAAATTCCTTATTAACTGATTAGCGAAGTGGTATCAGTGAATTTGTGCGTGCGGTTCACTGATCCGCTTTAAGCTTTCCGTCCACCGTACCGGTGATACCGAAGAGTTGCCCCTGATCCTCCTGCAGGATTGTTAGCTTGCCACCTTTGTTAACCCACATTGGTGTTTCGGTGGTGTCCTCCTCCGACGCTTTGCCGCGGGGAGTTGGGGTGCTGTAGTTCAGCTTGTGCTTAATCTTGACGCGCTTCTCTTCAACAGAGTTGCCCATACGCTCAAAATCAAAGGTGAGGACAACCTTGCCTTTGTTGCCGTTGTTCAGAACGCCGAGCGCGGTGGTATTTAGAGCCGCCGCAATCTTGTTCATGAATACGCCGGCGTCCAGTTCGCCCAGGAAATCGGGCACTACTGTCATGCGATCATTACTCATGGTTTTACCCTCTCGAAAGGCGGCTGCCACCGCCGGGAATTTCTTCATACACAACAGGGAAGAGCACCAGTTCAGAGCCTGAAGGAGAGAGGGTCCACGCTTTGAACTCGGATCCGGGCAGGGTTAGTTCCCGGTGCCGGTGGTGCTCTTCCCTGTTGTGTAAAAAAAGGGCCCATCGAAGAGACTGGGCAAAGACTACACACAGCAATTCGAGTTGTGGCGGTGGTGCCTCCACCTGCCGGACCGGCCAGAACCGGCGACGCTACACCACAAGAAACGTATTCATTTCAAAAGTTGAAATAAAAACTTGTTGGCCTCGTCACGTGCGCAGAGCCGCATTACCACAACGGTGAGAGCACTGTTTACCTGCTTTACCGCGTCGCGTCTCACGCAGTCCGATAATCAGCAATGCTCTCGCCTGTTGTGCCCTTAAAAAGCTGGCTGTCACCCTCAAGGGGAAAGTGAGCAGCCAGAACAGGGATCACGTCTTATTGCTTTGGCCTGCTTTTAACCACATCAGGCGCGGTGGTTTGGTGTCGACAGAAAAAAATCTAACTTAACTTAGTTTACTGGTCAAGTGAAAACATCAAACTAAACTTAGCTTGATGCTTAGAGGAAGAGCGGGAAGGGATTAGAGTTCGTACTGAACGCCTTTAACTACGCCAATAATGAGGCAGTTACCATTGATCGGGATGTTGGGGTAGCGAGGATTTAGTGGGACTAAAAATTTTTGTGGGCCATCAATGACCAGTTTTTTAACAGTCGCTTCGTTAGTGCCATCAATACGCGCAACAACAATCTTGCCATGAAGAGGTTCGGCATCTGGATCAACAATAACGGTTGCCCCTTCAGGGATTGTTGGGAGGCCATTTGGATTGGTCATTGAATCCCCTTTGACCTCTAAAGCGAACGAGCTATCCCCAATGCGTAGTGATGTTTCAACCCATTTATCAACATCACTGAATAAATCAGCGGCCTTACATTCCGTAAACTGCCCAGCTTGAACCCAGGAAATCACGGGCACACGCCTCATTTTAGTTATGAGGGTACCTTCAAATTCAGTGCCGTAAAGAATGTAATCTATTGATGTATTGAAGAATTTAGCCAGCTTAACCAGCGATTCTCCGTTTGGGATATTCACATCCTTTTCCCAATAACCCACCGCTACGTCACTAACCCCGCAGAACTTACCAAGTTCTTTTTGAGAGGTTTTTGTAACCCTGCGTAGGGCTTTAATGCGCTGACCAACCGTTTCCATGAAAGCACCAAATTTAAAAAAGACTAAGTAATCTTAGTTTTTATTGACCAAAGTTAGATTGGTTATTAATATCTAACCAAACTTAGCTAAGGAGGCTTCATGACAACCGACGAGATTGAACAACATTTCGGCAGCACTGAGAAAGTTGCCGAATTTTTTGGCATCACCAGTGAGGCCGTTTACCAGTGGCGTAATCGCCCCGGACGCTTAATCCCTAAAGGACGAGCTGCTGAAGCTGCGTATCGAACTGCTGGTGAACTGGAATTCAACCCAGAACGTTATGGCAAGAATACAACGCCTAACGATCAGAAATAACCACAGAAGGGAGGACCTAGCCGTGGGTATAGAACCTGAATGGAAAGTAGATAAGCAGCCAGCCTGGCTGGTGGCCGCAATCAAAAAAACGATCACCGAGCTTCCTGGCGGATATTCAGAAGCTGCTGAGTGGTTGGGTGTGACCGAGAACGCGCTGTTTAACCGGCTGCGTACCGATGGCGATCAGATCTTCCCGCTCGGTTGGGCGATGGTGCTTCAACGTGCTGGTGGTTCAAACCACATAGCGAACGCTATTGCACGTCACTCGAACGGTGTTTTTGTGCCATTGGCTGATGTTGAAGAGATTGAAAACGGCGATATCAACCAGCGTCTCATGGAGTCAGTTGAGTGGATCGGCAGGCATTCACAATACGTTCGTAAAGCTACCGCTGACGGCGTTATTGATGCTCAGGAACGCGCCCAGATCGAAGAGAACAGCTATCAGGTGATGGCTAAGTGGCAGGAACATTTGACGCTGCTTTTCCGTGTGTTTTGTGCGCCGGAAAAGAGTGACGCCCGCGAGTGTGCAGCTCCGGGCGTCGTGGCGAATAAATCAATGTGTATGGAGAAATCCGCATGAGCAATTTAACCGCAAATAATCAGCGATCGCAACTTCGCGCGTTACCGGTTCGCGGTGGTAAAAGCGTTATTGCGTATTGCTATGCAGTAAGAATACCGGGCGGATGGGCCCAGGTTAACCACAGCTTTACCGAATGGGCTGTGGGGGACTTTATTGCAAAGGGAGGGAAGCCGAATGACGCAGCAGATCAATAATCCATTCAAAAAGGCGATAACTCCTGCGGTTATTAACGGCATTGTCACAATGAGTAGCCGTGAAATAGCTGAGCTAACAGGAAAAAAACACGGCCATGTCTTGAGGGATATTCGAGCATACATAGGAGCAATTCTTCAAATCGAAGAAGGAATGGAACCTCGAAGCCTTGAATGGTCGGATCAAGGGGGTATGCAAGTTGTTGGAGACACCCCTGTTGGCGGCGTTACTCTTTCGGAAGAAACGAACTGGCAGAATGGTCAGCGCTATCCTGTTTATCTTTTGGATAAGTCAGCAACGTTAACCATTATCGCTGGTTACAACATTGCATTAAGAAAACGGATCATTGATCGCTGGCAAGAGCTGGAAGAATTATCAGCTAGGCCGCTCGTACCTCAAACCTTGGCTGAAGCCCTGCGTCTGGCTGCCGATATGGCAGAACAGAATGCCGCTCTGGAAGACAAAGTGCAGCAGGACGCGCCAAAAGTGGCTTTCGTTAACCACTACGTTGAAGCCGGCGGCGCCAAAAGTCTGCGTGAAACCGCAAAAATCCTGAACATGCCGGAAAAGGCCATGATCGACACGCTACTGCGTGACAAGGTGCTGTTCCGTCAGTCCGGTAACTTGCTACCTCATGCCCTGCGTCAGCGCGAAGGCCTGTTTACTGTCAAAACGGGTACATCGGATTATGGCCATGCCTACACCCAAACCCGAGTAACTCCCCGCGGCGTCCAGTGGATAGCACAGCGTTACGCCTCTGAACTGATGGGAGGTTGAATATGGAAGAGAATATTCAACCAATGGACCGTCTTTATCGCGACCAACACGGCATTGTTGTGCATGTAACTGGCTATGACGCTGCCCGCCAGCGTGTGATTTACCGCCGCCCGGGATATGAGTGGGAGTGTGTTGCTCCGATGATTATCTTCCGTGCCAGATTCAAGAGGATTGATAAGTGAGCGTCAAATTATCCGCATATGTCTGGGATGGTTGCGCCGCTGCAGGCATCAAAGGCAATAAGTTATTGATCATGCTGCGTTTGGCTGACTATGCCAGCGATGAGGGCATCGCATATCCAAGCGTTGCGACGATTGCGCGCCAGCTCGGCGCCGGGCGCAGTACCGTTATCACTTTGATCGGTGAGCTGGTTAAAGATGGCTGGCTGACCAAAAAAGAACGTCGCTTGGGACAGCGTAGCACCAGCAACCTTTACACCCTGAATGTTACCAAGCTTCGTCAGGCTGCAAATGAACATTATGAGGGTCCAAAATCTGGACGTTCAGAATCTGAACCTTCGGATTCTGGACGTCCAGGATCTGAACGTCCGAAAGAGCCAAAAAATCAGGGTTCTCAGGGTCCAGAAACTGGACACGATCCGTCAGTAAATTCAAATACAGATCCATCAGTAGGATCTAAACCTTCTTGTCCGGTTCCTGCGGAACCAGACCCGCAAGTGGTTCTCACTGATTTAGCGAAACAGGTTCTTTCACATTTGAACCAAACAACAGGATCCCGCTTCCAGGTTTGTGCTACGTCGCTAGAACACATCAGGGCTCGCCTCCGCGAAGGCTTTACTGTTGCGGAAATGGCGCTGGTGGTGGATTACAAAAACGAGGACTGGAAAGACTCAGAGCAGGAGGAATATCTCCGTCCAACAACCCTATTCATCCCGAAAAATTTTCCTGGCTATCTCAAGCGCGCTGGAAATTGGGACAAGGCAGGGCGCCCGGCGAAGAAAAACGGTAAGTGGGAGAAGGGAGCCAATTCATCCACCAGCGCCAGTTTTAACCAGGATGCAGGTGTCGATATTGCCGAACGTGATCTTGCCTGGCGTCGGTACCACGGCCTTGAAACTGATAACGAGCCGCAGAGCAAAATCGAGGTAAAGGTTCGCGAGAAGGCCGATCGCGATGGGCTGAAAGCAAAGGGGCATGACCACGGTTTGGCTCAGTTTGGATGGAACAATATCTGGTCTGTAGTGGCCAAGAACGGAGGGGAGGCATGAATCTTAGTCCTTACAGTCAGGCACTGGCGCAGCTTCGCGCCCAGGAATCACATTATTTGAAAGAAGTTGGCGATCAATGGCGGACGCCGGATCTGCTGTTCTGGGGCATTAACGCTATGTTTGGTCCGCTGGTGCTGGACCTGTTTGCCGACGACAGCAACGCAAAATGCCCAGCATGGTACACAGCTGAAGATAACGCATTGACAAAGGACTGGTCTGGTCGGCTGGCGGAACTCGGCGGCGCGGCCTTTGCTAACCCGCCGTACAGCCGCTCACAGTACCATGAAAAACAAGCCATCACTGGCATGACGCACATCATGAACTATACCGCCGAGCAGCGTGAAAAGGGCGGTCGCTACATTTACCTCGTGAAGTCTGCAACAAGTGAAACATGGTGGCCGGAAGATGCCGATCACATCATGTTTATTCGTGGTCGCATTGGATTCGATCTTCCTGCGTGGTTTGTGCCTGCCGACGAAAAGCAGAAGCCCACCAGCGCTTTCTTTGCCGGGGCCATTGCGGTATTTGATAAGACCTGGCGTGGCGAGCACTTTAGCTATATCGATCGCGTGGAGCTGGAAGCAAAAGGACGTGCAAGTATGGCGCTGGCGCAGTTCGCAGCTGGGCTGGTATCTCCTGCGCGGGATGTAGCTCCGCCTCCTGCGGCGAAACCAGCCGCTGAGCCTGTTATTGAATCTCGCATCTGGCCGCTGGAAGTCAATCTGGCATTCGGGCAGGTTGAAGGTGCCACCGATTTGGAGGAGTCGCAGCAGAACAAACTAAAATCCCACATCAACCAGCTCTGGCTGGAGCGCACATCAATCAGCGAGATCATAACCATTGCTGGTGGACTGGTCAGCAGTATGCAGGGGGCGGTCCATGCGTGAAATTATCGTTGATAACTTTGCTGGTGGCGGTGGGGCGTCAACCGGGATTGAGCTGGCGATTGGGCGCAGTGTTGACATCGCCATCAACCATGATGAAAACGCCATTGCCATGCACAAGACGAACCACCCCGATACGCTACATTACTGCGAGTCCGTATTTGATGTCGATCCTGTGGCGGCGACTGGCGGCAACCCCGTTGGTCTCGCATGGTTCAGCCCTGATTGCCGGCACTTCTCCAAAGCCAAGGGCGCTAAGCCGGTAAAAAAAGAGATTCGAGGGCTGGCGTGGGTAGTCATTCGCTGGGCGCTGGCGAAGCGTCCGCGCGTCATGATGCTTGAGAACGTCGAGGAATTTAAAACCTGGGGGCCGCTGCTGGAAGATGAGATGCGCCCGGATCCAGCGCGTACTGGCGAAACATTTGCTGCATTCGTTGGAATGCTGTCGACTGGCATTAATGCTAATCATCCGGCGCTGGCGGAGGTGTGCGCGTTTCTTTCCATTCAGCCCGATAGCGAGCAAGCTCGGTCTTTGATTCAGGGGCTGGGATACAACATTGATTACCGCGAGTTGCGCGCTTGCGACTTCGGGGCACCGACAATCCGCAAACGCTTCTTTATGGTCATGCGCTGCGACGGTGAAAGCGTACGCTGGCCAGCCCCCACCCATGGGGATCCGAAATCACTGGAAGTGCAGAGCGGCAGACTGGCGCCATGGCGAACGGCAGCAGAGTGCATTGACTGGTCGTTGCCCTGTCCGAGCATCTTTGAACGTGCTAAGCCGTTGGCGGAGAACACGCTTAAACGCATTGCGCGCGGTATCGAGCGTTTTGTGCTGAATAACCCGACGCCATTTATCGTCAAGTGCAACCACACCAGCACCCGGACCTCGTACGATTGTTTTAGGGGTCAGGAACTCGACGTGCCGCTGCAGACTATCACCAAAACCCACGGTTACGCCGTCGTTACTCCTTTTTTGGCTGGTAATGGGGGGAGTGAATACCAGGCTAAACCCCGTCCGATGGATAAGCCAGCACACACCGTTCTGAAAGAATCCCGATCCTGCGTTGTTGCTCCCGTCATTGCGCGTCAGTTTGGCGCCAGCACCGGGCACCGCGCCGACGAACCAAACGGCACCGTCACTGCTGGTGGTGGCGGGAAGTCTCAGCTGGTCACCGCGTTTCTGGCGAAGCACTTTGGCGGGAACTACACCGGACCAGGGGCAGCGATGGACGCGCCAGCCCATACGGTGACAACAACGGATCACCATGCTGTCGTGACCTCTCATCTTGTTCATCTTCGCGGTACCTGCAAAGACGGCCGCAAAGTGGAGCAGCCTGTACCGACGGTCACGGCTGGCGGTCTGCATCTCGGAGAAGTCCGCGCTTTCCTGATGAAGTATTACGGTAACGAGAAGGGCGGCGTTTCGTTGTCGGAGCCGCTGGGGACGGTGACTACCAATGATCGCTTTGGCCTAGTCACCGTTGATGGTGCTGATTATCAGATTGTGGATATCGGCATGCGCATGCTGCAGCCACATGAACTATACCGGGCGCAGGGTTTCCCGGCAGGTTACATCATCGATCGTGATTATCGTGGTAATCGCTACGCGAAAGACAAGCAGGTGGCGCGCTGCGGCAATGCCGTACCGCCGCCCTTTGCCCGCGCGCTGGTGGAAGCAAACCTGCCTGAGATGTGCAACCGTCAGCAGGAGGTTGCGTGAGAGCCTTACTTACACCGGAAGTGGTGCCACGCTTAGGCGTGGTGCTGCTTAAGCCCGGCAAAGAGCTGATGCGTCTTTTCCGTAATGGAAGGGTGCTGGTGGAGCCTGAGCCAAAAAATATGGCAGGGCTGGCGACCGGTCGCATCCCTGACGCGCGCCAGCCGCTGGCCGAGGATAAAGTGCTGGAAGCTTTTTTCACCAACCAGCGGGTCATCACCGCTGCCGGTGGTCTGCCGGGTCTTGAATACTGGCTTCAGCATAATGTCCGTGAATGCCAGTATACGCATTCTGAATACCATCACCATGAGCTCGTAACGATGCGCCACCCTCCCGGCGCGATGATGCTCTGTTGGCACTGTGAAAATCGCCTGCGTGAGCAGACTACTGACGCGCTGACCGCGCTGGCGCGCCGGAACGTTATCGACTGGGTTATTGATACCGCCATCACAGGCCTGCAACTGGGACGCGAGCGGGAGCTGTCACTGCCGGAGCTGTGCTGGTGGGCCGTGTACGCCGGCGCCGCTGATGCTATCACCGAGACGATGGCACAGCGAGGTCTGCGTCTTCCAGAGGAGCCGTTTCAGTCGGTATATAAAGAAAGCGATATCCGACCTTCAGTACCGGCAACCAGCATTCTGCAGGAAAAACTCCCCTCAGCAGGCGCAGCGCAAGCATGCAGGCCCGACGAAGCAGTTCAGGCGCAGCAGGAACAGCCGAAGGTGCTGGCGCTGGCCGCCGATCCGGAATCACCAGAATCCTTCATGCTGAAACCTAAGCGCCGACGTTGGGTTAACCAGACTTACACCGACTGGGTGAAGCGGCAGCCATGCGAGTGCTGTCGACGACCCGCAGATGATCCGCATCATGTCATCGGGCATGGCATGGGCGGTACCGCAACAAAAGCCCACGATCTCTTCGTGTTCCCTCTGTGCAGAGAGTGTCACGACGAGCTACATGCCGACGTAAATGCGTTTGAAGAGAAAAACGGCTCACAGCTGCAGCTGTTGTTCCGTTTCCTTGATAGGGCCATAGCGATCGGCGTGATTGTAAAAGCATAAGTGTATGGAGCACTGAGCAGTATGAACCTACAAAATCTGGAATATACCCGTATTGAAGTACGTCGGGCGTTGCAAAATTTATCAGGTGCGACCAAGGGGCAGCTCGAGGCGTTTAGCGAGAATCCACCAGCAGACAAGAACAAAAGCCCCCGTCAGCCTCGTCATATTGTAGATCTGGATGGCGGTATTGGTTGTGGCCCGTCGGTGGTTAAAGCTCTCACTACGCCCGTCTATGTGATGGAGACCCGCAGCCGCCGCCGGCCGATGCCACCTATTAACGATATTGAGTTCAGTTATTCGCCGTGGCGCCGCGCAGTGAACCAACTGGAAAGCCACCAGCAGGCATGGGTGCGCTATTGCTATGGTTTCGATCTCAACTTCCAGTATCAAACCGAAATGTGCCAGTACGTCTGGACTGAATACCAGAGCTACCAGGTAAGCAAGCCGCTGCAATCGAGAGTGATCAAAAAGCTGGTGGGGCTGGTCTGGTTGGCGGCCCAAGAGGTTGCCGCGACCAGGAACAATGAGACTTATAAAGTCTACGCTGGCGCCGCACTGGCGCGCATGGTTGCCGTCGACCGTTCCACCTGGAAAAGGGTGTATGCGGGGCACTGGGAAAGGTTGAAGCGGGCTTTCGTCGATCTGGATAGCAACGCGTTGCAGTTTATCTATCACCACTATGAAACCGTTGATGAAGTGAAAGAGATGAAATGTGATTAAAGTTAGCTATCTCCTTTAATCAGGCTTGCAAAATGCAACAAAATGAGCGATATTTTAGAGTAATTTGATATCTTGCCGTATTTGTAAATAACCTCGCTTCGGCGGGGTTTTTTATTGGCTGTCGTATATTCCCCTTCCTTTATAAACAAAAAAGTTTATTTTTGTGCTTGCTAGTATAAACAAAAATGATTATAATTATTTCAAGTTAAACAGACAGGAGGAGGAAGTGAAGCAAAGCGAGTTGAGGCGTTGGCTTGCAGCTCAAGGGGCAGAGTTTAAAGATGGTACTAACCACCTGAAAATCTACCTTAACGGCAAGCAAACGGTAATGCCGAGACATCCGGGGAAGGAAATACCGGAACCGCTGAGGAAAGCAATTCTGAAGCAACTTGGCATCAAATAAAATCCAGCCCCTTGGGGCTGGTACTCGTGAAGGTTCACTTAATCAATATGCGATACCCGGTAAATTTTGAGCATGACGAAACCGGCTGGGCGGTATTCTTTCCGGATATCCCAGAGGCAATGACGGGCGGGGAGACCAGGGAGGAAGCGTTAGAAATGGCGCAGGATGCCCTGGTAACGGCGTTTGATTTCTACTTCGACGATCGCCGGGAGATCCCCGCGCCATCAGATGACGGTGAGGCATTTGTTGAAGTTCCGTCCAGCGTAGCGGCGAAGGTATTGCTGCTAAATCGTCTTGTAAGCACCAACACCAGCAATGCTGAACTTGCCCGCATGATTAATACGCGTCCGCAGGAAGTACAGCGCATCGTATCGCTTGGTCACAGCACCAAAATTGATACGATTCAAAAAGCGCTGGCAGCACTGGGGCAACATATGGAAATTGTCGTTCGTTAATCACCATCTCCCCTAACCAAAAGGTCGCCGCGTTGGCGGCCTTTTTTATTGCCTTCGATATTCATTCTTTCTTACACGTATAGCACCTCAACAGGAGGTGTCGGATGAACAGAACCATGCCTGACAAAATTGCCTCTGCAGTAGGGTATTGCACTTCGGGCGGCCTCATCTGCTGGGGCGGCATTGCCAGATGGGTACATGAGCTCGACTGGAATTTGATTGCGGTCGTCGGCGGCTTCGTGATCGGCTTACTGACTTTCTTCGTGAACTTTTATTTTAAGCGGCGCCAAACCAGAGCATATGAAAAGGCTCTGGCACGAGGCTATGTTACGCCACCACCACAGGATCACTGACATGGCCAACCTGAAAACGAAACTCAGCGCAGCCATGCTGGGATTAATAGCTGCTGGTGCATCTGCCCCAACCTTGATGGATCAGTTCCTAGATGAGAAAGAAGGTAACAGCCTTACCGCGTATCGCGATGGTAGCCAAGGTATCTGGACTATTTGCCGAGGCGCCACGCGAATTGATGGTAAACCCGTCACGCAGGGAATGAAGTTGACCCAGGCCAAATGCGATGAGGTGAATGCTATCGAACGTGATAAGGCGCTGGCGTGGGTTGATCGGAATATCCGCGTACCGTTGACGCCTCCGCAGAAAGTTGGCATTGCTTCATTCTGTCCGTACAACATCGGCCCCGGTAAATGCTTCCCGTCTACGTTCTACCAGCGCATCAACGCCGGCGACCGTAAAGGCGCATGTGAATCGATTCGCTGGTGGATTAAGGACGGTGGGAAGGATTGCCGCATACGCTCTAATAACTGCTACGGGCAGGTAACTCGCCGGGATCAGGAAAGTGCGCTGACGTGCTGGGGGATTGACCAGTGAATGCAACTTACTTAAAGCCAGCTATCGCCGCGGTGATTATTGCTGGTGCCTTTGTTGCTGGTTTAGCCTGGAGCGATCGGGCATGGGAAAAGCGGTGGGCAGAACGTGATAGCGCCGAATCGGCTCAGGAAGTTAACGCGCAAACCGCCGCCCGGATGATTGAACAGGGGCGCTTGATCGCCCGCGATGAGGCCGTACAAGATGCTCAAGCCCAAACCGCTGCAGCGCGTGCTGCTGCCGCTAATCTCTCTGGCACTGTTAACCAGCTGCGCCAGCAGGCAAAAAACCTTGCCACCCGCCTGGACGCCGCAAAGCACACCGCAAGTCTTGCCGCTACCGTCAGAAGCAAAACAACCGGCGCCACCGCCGGAATGCTTGCCGACATGCTTGGAGACCTTGCAGAAGAAGCTCGACGATATGCTGCAATCGCTGACGAACGCTACACAGCAGGAATGACCTGCGAGTGGATTTACGAATCGGTGAGAACATCTATCCCCGATAAGGGATAAAATTCATGATATCCCTATGTGGGGATAATACTCTGGGAGTGAACAATGACTTCAGAACAACGAATTGAAGCATTAGAGCGAGAAGTGGGAGTGCTAAAAGAGCAGCTTGAAGATGTTCTTAAATCGACAAACTGCTCAGTCAATGCAGTTAAAGAATGCATTCTTTCGCTTGAACGCAGTGTGGCCACACAACAAGTAAGTTTGACTCACTTATCGTCAAGGATTACTTCCTGCAGTTAGCAAATTGATCTTTTGCATATGCAATTGCCCATGACTCAATCTGGTCTAAAGTAGCATTCCTGAGATCCTTTCCAGATATATCGATTTAGGCGGTATAAAGGGAATTGTCACCCCCCACAATATTCACGCGAAGCTTCTGGTTCTGATGTGCATTTTGGATACCATCAACGCAGGTTAATCTAAAGTTCATTTTCTATCCCTAAGCGGAAATAATCAGCCATCTCTCCGCCATTGCTGTGTTCATCAGTATCCCACCACCGATGGGCTGAGCCGCAACCTTACACGTTGAGGTTTTACAGTAACACCCTGATATTTACCCAGTAGCGTCGCATATGTGGGGCTATTTGCTATAGAGAGAGTCAAACATGAAAATTGAACAAAACGGCTGCGCAATCATGAAAATTGAACAAAACGGCTGCGCAATTTTGCCACTGGCAAAAGATTTTAAATTCTGTCTGGGTCAGTTGGTAAGTCTGCGTATCAGTGAAGAATTTGGTGAGGTACAAGCGCGTTCGCAGAGTCTTAACGGCGAGAATCAGTACTTCGTTCATTATCAGGCTGCAGATAAATGTGCCACTGAGCGCTGGTATAACGAATCGCAGCTGGTGGCCGTGGAAGATGAACGTTCACCGGGCATGCCAGTGTTTGGTTGCGTGGAGTTGTCAGGAAGTGAGATAGCCCGGAATAAAATGCCTATGGATGTGGATAGCGACAAACCATTATTAACGACTGCCGCTATTAAAAAAGGTGAAATTAAACTACCTCAACCCTGTCAACAAGTTGAAGGATAATCTTTCTTTCAGCTTCGGTGATGGCAGGTGCCTGGAATTCAGATAAGTCGATTTTATTGATCATCTCCTTCACACCGTCGCGGCTTATGACGTCTGCACCAATCATTGCTGACACGATGCACATGGTTAGTTCAGAGCGAATGAGTAAATGCGTGGTTACACCCTCAATCTTTTTAATTCGATCTTCAAGAATGGCGATTTTTTCGTCTGATGACATTTTATTCCCTTAAGCAAAGTTAATCAGCCATAACTCCGCTAATTCGTTGTTCGTTCGTGTTCCACCACGAACGGGCTGAGTTGTAACCTTACACGTTGTGGTTTCACAGTAATACCCTGATATTTAACCAGTAGCCTCACATCTGTGGGGCTTTTTTATTCGCAAAAGGTAACCCGATGAAGAGTTTCAAAATTGAATACGTTGATGGCGCTTTGACCGTTCTGGAGACGGATGGTCAGTCACGGATGCAGGAAGCCGTACATGGCATCCATTTTGAGCATGTCCAGGGCGGCCGCCCCCTGCTGAAACTGACGATTGCACATGATATTGCACCGGCCTCGACTCCTGCTCCGGCTGCTGAGTCGGCTCAGGAACCTTTAGAGGGTGAGCTGGTACAGGATCAACAATCTCCGCCTCCCGGCGGTCGCCGTTCCCGCCATCGTCGTGGAGGTAAGCAATGATGTATCAACGCACGGATCTGACGCTCTCCATGTTCTATGCATCCAGCGTTGATGCCGACGGGAATAAAGTGGCTACGTTGACGATGCAGGTCGTCGCGGCAGAAGCTGGCGCTGTTCAGACCAGCCAGTTGGTCTGCATCACTGATGCTGCGAAGAAGAAGACGTACGCCGTTGGCGAGCAGTCTGTCAGTAATGGTTCTGACCCGCTGCTGGTGGCGATCGAGAGCCACTGGCGTCAGAGCACTGACACTGTGGTGAAAGGGTTGATTGATGAAGTGACAGACTTCATTGCAGGCAATATCAACTCGGTCAGTACCTGGATTGGCCAGTACGGCATGAAGGTCCTGGAAGGCGTGCCGTTGACTGAACGGCTGCCGGAGAGTGTTCTGCAGGCTGATGGACAGGTGGCGACAGCTGCTGGCTGAGTATTCACAGGGGCTGTTCAATGAGCGGCCTCGATGAATGACCACCCAAACGGTAGTGATAACTGTTATCGTTTCGGGTCCTTTCCGGGAGTTCGAGTGATTACGGGGCGGCGACCTCGCAGGATTTCGCTACTTATGAGTTTTTTTAAGGGGGTGGTTGTTGTTTTATAGTTTGCCCTACATCATTGATAAGTAAGAAAAAAGAGAAATAAATACAACAACCTGATGATGTTTTTTGATGCTTTCCCTGTGAGAAAGGTTAGTAAAATCATCGGGTTTAGCAAAAACAGGCGGTTGTTGTATTGCTTTTTCGCCGGTGGCTTATGGAGGGGTGATGGCCTTTTTGTTGAATAAAAGTGATATGGCCTCCTCCATAGGTATCTCAGTTCAGGCATTTGATAAATGGGGTGTCCCTCCTGTTGAGCGCCGGGGGAGAGAGGTTTTTTATGACGTTAAAACCGTTCTGGAGATAGATCGCGAGAGACGACAACAAAACCAGAAATCTTCAGAGGGTGAAGACGATCTTGAGGAAAAGTTACTTCAGGCCCGGGTTGACCTGACGGAAGAACAGGCCATCGCACAGCGGCTAAAGAACCGGGTTACTGAGGGTAAGTTGATCGATGCGGCATTTTGTACCTTTGCGCTAAGCCGGGTAGCGATGGAGCTATCCAGTACGCTTGATGGCATACCACTGGCCATGCAGCGGCAATTTCCGGAGCTGTCCCCACGTCAGATCGATCACCTGAAAACACTGGTGGCGAAGGGGGCAAACGCCTGCGCCCGCGTTGATGAGAAATTACCGGGGTGGATGGATGATTTTATCCGAAGTACAGATGAATAATATGATGCGGGCAGTCCGGGAGGGGCTGAGACCGCTTATCCGACCGCTGCCGATGACGGCGGTGGAGTGGGCTGACAAGTACTATTTTTTGCCGAAAGAGTCATCTTACGGCGCCGGAGACTGGGTCACCCTGCCATTCCAGGTCGGTATCATGAATGCGATGGGAAGCGATTTGATCCGCACTATCAACCTGATAAAGTCCGCCCGCGTTGGCTACACCAAAATGTTGCTAGGGGTGGAAGGGTATTTTATTGAGCACAAATCCCGAAACAGCCTGCTGTTTCAGCCAACGGATTCCGCTGCCGAAGATTTTATGAAATCTCACGTGGAGCCCACTCTCCGGGATGTTGCCTGTCTGAAAGCGCTTTCCCCCTGGCTGGGGCGTAAACACAGGGATAACACGCTCACCCTGAAGCGATTCTCTTCAGGCGTGGGCTTCTGGTGTCTTGGTGGCGCAGCTGCCAAAAACTATCGTGAAAAATCTGTCGATGTGGTCTGTTATGACGAACTCTCCTCGTTTGAACCGGATGTGGAAAAGGAAGGCTCACCCACGCTGCTGGGCGACAAGCGTATTGAAGGCTCTGTCTGGCCCAAATCCATTCGCGGCTCAACACCCAAAATTAAAGGTTCCTGCCAGATAGAAAAGGCAGCGAATGAGTCGGCGCACTTCATGCGGTTCTATGTTCCTTGCCCGCACTGTGGTGAAGAGCAGTATCTTAAATTTGGCGACAACTCGACGTCGTTTGGTCTCAAATGGGAAAAAGACCAGCCGGAAACGGCGTATTACCTGTGTGAGCATAACGGATGTGTGATCCGGCAGTCTGAACTTGACCAGACTGCCGGGCGCTGGATTTGTGATAACACGGGATTGTGGACCCGCGACGGTCTGACTTTTTTTAGTCCGGACGGCAATGAAGTCGCCTCGCCCCGTACGATCACCTTTCACATCTGGACAGCCTACAGCCCGTTTACCACCTGGGTGCAGATTGTCTATGACTGGCTGGATGCGCTGAAAGATCCAAACGGTGTGAAAACCTTTGTTAATACGACGCTTGGTGAGACGTTCGAAGAGGCAGTGGCGGAAAAACTGAACCACGAACTGCTGATGGACAAGGTCATGCATTATGCCGCGTCTGTCCCTGAGCGGGTGGTGTACCTGACCGCAGGTATTGACTCACAGCGTAACCGTTACGAGATGTACGTCTGGGGGTGGGCGCCGGGCGAAGAAGCGTTTCTTGTGGATAAGCAAATTATCATGGGGCGTCATGATGACGAGGCTACCCTTCTGCGCGTGGATGATGCGATAAACCGAAAATACCGCCACGTTGACGGCACGGAGATGACCATATCCCGCATCTGCTGGGATACCGGCGGCATTGATCAGGAAATCGTATACCGGCGTTCAAAAAAACACGGCATCTTCCGCGTTCTGCCCATTAAAGGGGCATCGGTATACGGCAAACCGATTATTACCATGCCTAAAAAGCGCAATCAGAGTGGGGCCTATCTGTGTGAGATCGGTACGGATACGACCAAAGAGATGCTTTACTCCAGAATGGGGGCAGACACCGCTCCGCCAGATACCGCAACCCCCTACGCTTTTCACTTCCCTGACGATCCGGAAATTTTTTCTGAAGTGGAGGCGAAACAGCTGGTGGCCGAAGAGCTGGTGGAAAAGCTGGTGAACGGAAAAATCAGACTGCTGTGGGATGCAAAAGGGCGCAGGAACGAAGCGCTGGATTGCCTGGTGTATGCCTATGCGGCATTCCGGGTTTCCGTTCAGCGCTGGCAACTGGATCTGGATGTTCTGGCAGCATCGAGGAAAAACGAAGGGCAGAGCACTCTTTCTCTTGAACAACTGGCGGCAACGCTGTCCGGAGGTATTAATGGCAACGACCACTGAATTACTGGAAGCCCGCTCGGCGCTGCATGACCTGATGACGGGCAAGCGAGTTGCCACGGTGCAAAAAGATGGGCGCCGTGTGGAGTTCACTGCCACGTCGGTGGGTGACCTGAAGCGGTACATTGCGGAGCTGGAATCGTCGTTACTGGTGAGCTCAAAACGTCGACCGCCGGCGGGGGTGAGATTGTGAAGCGATCACCTGTGCTGGTTGATGTGCACGGCGCTCCTCTACGGGAAAGCCTGAGTTACAGCGGAGGGGGTGTCGGGTTTGGCGGGCAAATGGCGGACTGGGTCCCCCCCGCTGAAAGCGTGGATGCGGCGTTACTTCCGTCACTGAGACTGGGTAACGCGCGTGCCGACGATCTGGTTCGTAACAATGGTATTGCGGCGAATGCCGTTGCCCTGCACAAGGATCATATCGTCGGTCACCTTTTCCTCATCAGTTACCGCCCGAACTGGCGGTATCTCGGGATGCGGGAAGCCGCGGCAAAAAGCTTTGTGGATGAAGTGGAATGTGCCTGGACCGAATACTGTGATTCGGTTTTTGGTGAAATAGACATTGAAGGAAAGCGCACTTTTACTGAGTTTATCCGGGAAGGGGTGGGTGTTCATGCTTTCAACGGTGAAGTGTTCGTCCAGCCTGTCTGGGATGCTGAAACCACGCAATTGTTCCGTACCCGTTTTAAAGCCATCAGCCCGAAACGCATTGACACACCAGGTCACGCTCAGGGTAACCGCCAGCTCAGGGCCGGCGTGGAAATCGATAAAAACGGGAAAGCGCTGGCCTATCACGTCAGTGAAGATACATGGCCTTTTTCCGGCACCGGGCGCTGGACGCGGGTACCTAAAACTCTTCCCTCGGGCAGGCCGGCCATGATCCACGTGTTTGAACCGGTGGAGGACGGACAGACCCGTGGGGCCAACCAGTTCTTCAGCGTGATGGAAAGGCTAAAAATGCTGGACACTCTGCAGGCGACACAGCTGCAGTCTGCCATCGTTAAAGCGATGTACGCGGCCACCATTGAGAGTGAACTGGATTCGGAAAAGGCGTTTGAATACATCGCCGCGGCGGATGGGGACAACGGCCCGCTGATGAAGATGCTGTCTCAGTATTCCCGTTACTATCAGGCAAATAATATCAAACTGGGTGGTGTGAAAATTCCTCATCTGTACCCGGGCGATGAGCTTAACCTGCAGACCGCGCAGGATTCTGATAACGGATTTTCCGCGCTGGAGCAGGCGCTGCTTCGCTATATCGCCGCAGGGCTGGGCGTGTCCTACGAACAGCTGTCGCGAGATTATTCGCAGGTCAGCTATTCCAGCGCCCGCGCATCTGCCAACGAGTCGTGGCGGTATTTTCTTGGGCGCCGTAAATTCATTGCCGGGCGGATGGCCACACAGATGTTTGCCTGCTGGCTGGAAGAGGCGCTGGCGCGGGGCATCATTCGCGCACCGCGTACACGTTTTTCTTTCTGGGAGGCGCGCTCAAGCTGGTGCCGTGCGGAATGGATTGGTGCCGGGCGTATGGCCATTGACGGACTGAAAGAGGTGCAGGAGTCGGTCATGCGTATTGAAGCAGGCCTGAGCACGTATGAAAAAGAACTGGCCATCATGGGGGAAGATTACCAGGAGATTTTCCGCCAGCAGGTCAGAGAGTCCGAAGAGCGCAGGCTGGCCGGGTTGTCGAGTCCGGTCTGGATAGCGTCCACGTATCAACAACAAATTCAGGACAGTCGCAAGACAGAGGAGGATAAACGTGCAACGTAATCTCCCGCACATATACAGCCAGGCCACGAACGCCCCACTGTTACTTGAACCCGCCTACGCGCGGGTTTTCTTTTGCGCTCTGGGTAGGGAAGGGGGCGTTAATAACCTGCGGATCCCCCAGAGTGAGGAAAGTCTTGATACCACGGATATGACGCAGGTCACCACGGCCTTTATGTCTGACGGCAAGCGGCAGGCGCGTTTCTATCAGGTGGTTGACGGTATAGCGGTACTGCCCGTCACCGGCAGTCTGGTTCATAAACTCGGTGGTATGCGCCCGTTCTCCGGCATGACGGGTTATGACGGTGTGCTGGGTCGGCTTCAGCAGGCCATCGCCGACCCTGACGTGACCGGAATTTTGCTGGACATCGACAGCCCGGGTGGACAGGCGGCCGGCGCATTTGATTGCGCTGACATGATCCACCGACTGAGGGGGGAAAAGCCCATCTGGGCGCTGGCCAATGATATGGCCTGTTCGGCGGCGATGTTGTTAGCGGCGGCCTGCGATCGACGTCTGGTGACGCAGACATCACGACTGGGGTCGATTGGTGTGGTCATGGCCCATACCAGCTACGCCGGGCAACTGGAGCAGGACGGCGTGGAAATCACGTTGATTTTTTCCGGCGGCCATAAGGTGGATTTAAACCCCTATCAGTCACTACCAGAAGACGTGCGGGCTGACTGCCAGAAACGAATGGATGACGCCAGAACGATGTTTGCTGAAAAGGTCGCGCAATACACGCAACTGTCTTTAGATGACGTGCTGGCAACCGAGGCGGCGGTGTATGACGGCGCTTCGGCTATCAGTGTCGGACTGGCCGATGAAATGGTTAATGCGGCAGATGCCGTGAATGTGATGGCATCCGCTATCAGAAATCCCGAAAAAACCGGAGGAAATATGTCTCAATTATCTGCAGCGGAAGCTGTTACCCAGGAAAACCAGCGTGTTATGGGGATCCTGACCTGCCCTGAGGCAAAAGGGCGCGAGGCGATGGCACAGATGCTGGCCAGCCAGCCGGGGATGAGTCTCGTTCAGGCGCAGGCTATTTTATCCTCAGCGCCACAGCAAACTACTGAAGCGGCGGTAAGTGTGCCAGAGCGCATTATGTCCCTTGATGAAGCTGTCGGTCGGGAACCGCTGGCACAGGCTCTGGCGGCGACGCCGGGCATGACACTGGAGCAGGCGAAATCCTTGCTGGCGCTCTCCCCAAAAGCTGCGTCATTGTCCGACAGTGTCATGGCGCTGGAAGAGGCCTCCGGACGTGAGGAACTGGCACAACAGTTGTCATCGGTGCCCGGTATGACGCTCGAGCAGGCCAAAAGTTTACTGTCGGCTGCGCCTCTTCCTGCCGCCGGAAATAGCGGCGTTGCGGCAGGTTCCTTTGAGCAGTTTATGCAGCAACATTCTCCTGCGCCGGTTCAGGCGGGTGCAGACAGCAGTACCACCACAGAAAGCCAGATGCTCAACATGATGCCCGGTAACTAAGCGAGGATTGTCTGATGTCATTCAAAACCACCACAGAGCAGCGAATCGATCCACGGATTTTTGCCGGAAACGACCCGGCGCATACCGCGACTGGGGCTTGCGCTATCACAACAGCAACGCCAGTGCTGACCCCGCTGATGCTGGATGGCACCACCGGGAGCCTGGTTGCCTGGGACGGAGAAAACGCCGGCACTGCGGTCGGCGTGCTGGCGTTGCCACTTGAAGGCGGCGAAACCACCCTGACGTACTGGAAGAGTGGCACCTTTGCCACGGAAGCCCTTGAGTGGCCGGAAACAGTGGATCCCATTAAAAAGGTGAATGCTTTCGCGGGTAGTGCGATTAGCCACGCGTAATTCTGGCACCAACACGAACACGACAGGCCGCGCTCAGACGCGGCTTTTTTGTACCTGATGAATAAAGGATATTTTTATGGGATTGTTTACCACCCGCCAGCTGCTGGGTTACACCGAGCAGAAAGTTAAGTTTAACCCGCTTTTTCTGACCCTGTTTTTCCGCCGTACCGTGAACTTCCACACTGAAGAGGTCATGCTGGACAAAATCACGGGTAAAACACCTATTGCCGCCTATGTGTCCCCGGTTGTTGAAGGGAAAGTGCTACGCCAGCGTGGCGGTGAAACACGTGTACTGCGTCCCGGCTACGTCAAGCCGAAACATGAGTTTAATTACCAGCAGGCGATTGAACGTCTCCCGGGTGAAGATCCCGCTCAACTGAATGACCCGCTGTATCGCCGCCTGCGTATCCTGACTGACAACCTCAAACAGGAAGAGCACGCCATTGTGCAGGTGGAGGAAATGCAGGCGGTGAATGCGGTTCTCTATGGCAAATATGTGATGGAAGGGGAGCAGTTCGAGAAAATCGAAGTGGACTTTGGTCGCTCGGCTTCCAACAACATTATCCAGGCCCCCGGGGCGACCTGGTCAGAGCAGGATCGTGAGACCTTCGACCCTACCCACGATATTGATATGTACTGCGATCAGTCTTCCGGTCTTATCAATATTGCTGTCATGGACGGCTCGGTGTGGCGTCTCCTGAACGGCTTCAAGATGTTCCGCGAAAAACTGGATACCCGCCGCGGCTCCACCTCCCAGCTGGAAACCGCGCTCAAGGATTTGGGGTCTCTGGTGTCTTTCAAAGGCTACTACGGCGATCTGGCCATCGTGGTGGCGAAAACGGCGTATGTGGACAAAGACGGTACCGAAAAACGCTATCTTCCGGAGGGCACGCTGGTGCTGGGGAACACCGCTTCTGAGGGGATCCGTTGTTATGGTGCGATTCAGGATGCACAGGCGCTTGCTGAAGGTATTGTGTCCGCATCGCGTTACCCGAAGCACTGGATGACTGTGGGAGATCCTGCGCGAGAGTTCACGATGATCCAGTCCGCCCCGCTGATGGTGCTTCCTTCCCCGGATGAATTCGTGGTGGTCACGATCAAGTAACCAGACAGGGGCCGCGAGGCCCTTCTTTCTGCATTTCTGAGGGTAAAACCATGTCAAAAGAAACCGATCTGAAGCGTCTTCAGGAGCTGGCAACTGCGCTCGGACGTACACCTGACCTGTCTGGTAGCGCCGCCGATATCCGACAGCGCGTGGCGGAATGGGAGGAGGAAGCGCTGGCACTCTCCGGAGATGAAGGCGACGGCAGTGATGACAACACCATCGATGGCGAACTTATCACCCGTACAGAAGAGAAACCGGTGGCTTCCGGATGGCGACGGGTTAAGGCGCGGCAGACATTTCACACCCACGCCCGGGAAGCCGACAGCGATCGCCGTAAGGAACTTATTCTCCCGGATGAAGTGGTCCGTGTGCCTGAGGCAGTCCTGGCACGACTGATCGCGGCCGGGTTGGTGGATGAATACTGAGGAGCGCGCGATGTCCGGTTTCGACAATCTCTTCGATGCGGCCATTTCCCGGGCTGACAAAACCATCCGAACCGTGATGGGAGTCACCGTGAAAGTCACTTCCGGGGCGCTTTCAGGTGCGGAATTCACTGGTGTCTTTGATGATCCTTCCGAAGTTGGTTATCCCGGTGCCGGTATCCGGGTGGAAGGCACCAGCCCGTCGGTATTTGTCCAGACCTCACTGGTCAGCCTGTTGCGGCGTCCGGATACGCTTTCCATTAACGGAACGGACTACTGGGTTGACAGAGTCGGCCCGGACGATTGCGGATCCTGTTATCTCTGGCTGGGCACCGGACATCCCCCCGCCGGAAACCGCCGCCGATAGGAGGTTTTATGGGTATTAAGGGGCTGGAGCAAGTTATTGCAAACCTGAACAGCCTTGATCGCAACATGGTGCCTAAGGCCAGCGCCTGGGCAATCAACCGCGTCGCCAGAACGGCCGTTACCGCCGCGACCCGAAAAGTGGCTAACGAAACGGTAGCGGGTGATAACCACGTGAAAGGTCTCCCGGTCAGGCTGGTTAAACAGCGGGTCAGAGTCAGTAAAGCATCCTCTACTGGCCGGATGAACGCCAGGATAAAGGTCAACCGGGGGAACTTACCGGCAATCAAGCTTGGCGCCGCGCAAGTCCGCTTAACCAGAAAGAAAGGGGCGCTTCTGCGGAGAGGCAGTGTCCTGAAAATCGGGAAATATCTTTTCAGGGACGCTTTCATTCAGCAATTAGCCAACGGTCGCTGGCATGTCATGAGGCGTATTGCCGGGAAAAATCGCTACCCCATTGATGTTGTGAAAATCCCACTGTCTGCACCGCTTACCACTGCTTTCGAAGCGGAGAAGAAACGCATGCTTGATGTGGAGATGCCAAAGCAACTGGCCGCTGCGCTCAGGCAACAACTGAGGTTACACCTGAAACGATGAAACATACCGAAATACGCCAGGCCGTGATCGAGGGTCTGGAAAGCGTGATAGGGAACAGCGCCATTTTTTTTGATGGTCGTCCGGCTGTCATTGAGGAAGAAGATTTCCCTGCTGTGGCGGTTTATCTGACGGATGCCGAATACACCGGGGAGGATCTGGATGCGGATACCTGGCAGGCCACTTTACATATCGAAGTTTTCCTTCCTGCTCAGGTACCTGATTCCCAACTTGATGAGTGGATGGAAAACCGTGTTTACCCGGCAATCTCAGGCATCTCCGCGCTGAATGGGCTGATTACCGTGATGGTGCAACAGGGGTATGAATACCAGAGGGATGACAGCCTCGGGCTCTGGAGTTCCGCAGATATGAAATATTCAATTACTTATGACATGTGAGGATTTATGCCAACACCTAATCCACTTGCTCCGGTAAAAGGGGCGGGTACCACACTCTGGCTGTATACCGGCACAGGTAATCCCTATGCTAATCCACTTACCGATGCTGACTGGCAGCGCCTGGCAAAAATTAAGGAACTGACGCCGGGCGAAATGACAGCAGAGTCCTACGATGATACCTACCTTGATGATGAAGATGCAGACTGGACTGCTACCGCGCAGGGGGCAAAATCGGCAGGTGATACATCATTAACGCTGGCCTGGAAACCCGGTGAAGAAGGGCAAAAGTCGCTGGTGGCCTGGTTCGTTGATGGCTCTGTACGGGCGTACAAAATTAAGTACCCGAATGGCACCGTGGATGTGTTCAAAGGCTGGTGCAGTAGCCTGGGTAAAGCCATCCCCGCAAAGGAAGTGATCACCCGTACCGCCAAAATCACCAATACCGGGAAACCGGAACTGGCGGAAGAAAGCGGCAACCAGCCGATTGCAGTGACCGGCATCAAACTCGACAAGGCAACGGCCAGCGTGGTCGTTGGCGCAACCACTACGCTAAATGTCACCTTCCTGCCTGCCAGCGCATCGGAACAGTCTTTCCGGGCGGCGACCTCGGACAGCGCGAAAGCGACCGTGGCCGTGAGTGGCAAATCTCTGATTGTCACCGGCGTGGCGGCTGGTACCGCCGACGCTATTGTCATGAGCAATGACGGTAATTTTGTGGCGACCTGTAAAATCACCGTGACGGCTTCCTGAGGATAACAGTATGTTTTTGAAAAAAGAGCCCTTTGAGTTTAATGGTCAGTCCACCACACTCACCGAACTGTCGGCACTGCAGCGCATTCATTACCTGGACTATCTGGCCGGGGAAGAAAAAGCGCTGGCATCTTCCGACGAAGAGCTGAGTGAACAGGCCATGACGACCCGCCTGATTGGCATGAGTATTCGCAACAGCGCCCGACTGATTTCGTATTCGCTCTGGCACAATGATCCGGAGGGGCCCTCCGAGGATGAACTGTTCCATCAGGTTTTGAGTACGTGGCCTGCTGAGGCTATCGGGAAGGCAGAAATCGCCGTTAAAACGCTGTCGGGAATGCTGGCACCGGTTGCCGAAGAAGCGCCATCCACGGATGAAGATGTTGATGCCACCGCGCTGGGTGATGAACCGGTTACGGCGGAAAAGCCCTAGCCAGTGAGCTTGATTTTGTCCTGAAACTGGCGCGTGAGTTCGGGCGACCCGACTGGCGCGCCATGCTTGCTGGCATGACGTCCTCTGAGCTGGGCGACTGGCATCACTTTTACCGGGAGCGTTATTTTCAGGACGCGCAACTCGATGCGCATTTTTCCAGTCTGCTTTATACCATTTCCACCTTCTTCTGCCCGGATCCGGATATCTCCCCTGCACACTTCAGCCTGTTGTCCCCCTCAACGGAGTCTGCGGCAGAGAATGTACAGGATGATGACGCCATGATGCTGGCCGCAGAAGGAATAACAGGAGGCACCCGCTATGGCCCAGCAGATTAGCGACCTTGTTATTAACCTCGATGTTGACAGCGCCACGTTTACGGAGCAGGTCGCGCGGATTAAGAATCAGCTGTCAGGGCTGGGCGATGAAGCGGAAAAAGTTCAGACTCGCCAGCAACGAGCAGAGGCTGCGCTGGCCACGGCGGCGGCGAATCGCGCTGCCGCGATGTCTGATATGCAGTCCCGCCAGTCAGCGGCAGCGGCAGGGCTTAGTTCGGAAATGCAGCGGGTCAGTGAATCCGTAGAAGAAACGCAGCAGCGCGTGGCGGGGTTCAGCCAGCAACTTCGGGATAATGCTGCCCGGGCTGCCGTACTGGCCCGGCAGCAGGATGCACTGGCGGAGTCGTTCTTTCGTCAGATTGACGGCGTTCGTTCACTGAGTGGGGCCACGGATTCCTTAACGGCGGTTCAGGAGCAGTTCAGGAAGGCGCGCGTGCAGGGGAACATCACGCAGCAGGATTATCTGGCGCTGATATCCCAGACCACGGCCCGGCAGAAGGAATTACAGCGGGCTGAAGAAAAAGCCAGTCAGTCGCGGGCCCGCTTCCTGGAACAGCTTAAATCGCAGGTTGAAGAGCAGGGACTATCCCGCACCGAATTACTGAACCTGAAAGCGGCACAACTCGGTGTGACTGAACAAGCCGCGCCACTGATTGCCCGGTTAAAAGAACAGGATAGCGAATGGAAAAAAGGGACGCTCAGCGCCGGACAGTATCGCCAGGCACTCCGGATGTTACCTGCCCAGTTTACGGATATCGCCACCTCAATTGCCGGCGGAATGCCGCTGTGGATGGTCCTCATGCAGCAGGGAGGCCAAATCAGCGATTCGTTTGGGGGGATCGGCAATATCTTCGAGATCCTCAAAGAGGAACTACTGGGCGTCAAAACTTCTGCTGATGAGTCCGAAGCGTCGCTGTCGGAAAATGCCAATGCCCTTTCTGAGAATGCGGAGCATGCCAAAGGGTTACTGCGCTTTCTTACGCCTGGCCGGATCATCGTTGGCGGTTTTGCCACGGCACTGACCGCGGTATCGGTTGCCGCCTGGCAGGCAGAGCAGGCAAACCGATCGCTGTACCGCGCCATCACGATAACCGGTGGAACGTCGGCAACCACCACGGCTCAGCTGTGGAAAATGGCGGATGAAATAGGGGACAGCACCAACGCCAGCACAGCATCAGTGGCGGAGGTCCTTGCCCGGATCGCCGGGACGGGGAAATACAGCACAGAGCAGTTGCGCATCGTGGCTAAAACCTCGCAGCAATGGTCGCAGGTCATGGAGGATGATGCCGCCAGAATTGAAGCTGCGTTTGGCTCAATCGCCAAAAGTCCGGTCAAAGCGCTGGCTGAACTGAACAAAGAGTACAATTTCCTCAGTGTTGCCCAGTTACGCCATATTGACGAATTAGAGCGTACAAAGGGTAAACAGGCCGCCGTTACTGAGGGGATGAAACTGTTTGCGGACACCATGGGTGAACGCATGCAGCAGATTGATAATGCCAGCACACCTCTGGAGCAGATGTGGGACAACATCAAAAAATGGACGGCGGATGCGTGGCGGTGGGTGGGTGACCATACCATTGGTGCACTGAACCTGATTACTGACGTGGTTGCCGGTACGGTTGAGCAGGTCAGGTATCTACTTAACAGTGGCGATACAGCCATTCGCGAATTTGTGCTCAGTGCACAAAAGGCCGCACAAAAAATACCGGGGATGGGGGATGTTGGTAAGGATGCGATTAAGCAGAACCAGGAATATATTGAAGCCAACAAGAAACAGAATGCGGAATTACTGAAATCCATTGCTGAACGTGACGCCCGGATCCGTCAGGGGGAAATGGGATACGTAACCCGTGCACGGGATGCCAGGGTGGCCGCCGGGCCGGGCCAGCAGGATGCGGTGTCGAAAGCGGCCGATGAGATTGAGAAAAACCGTCGAAAGAAAGGCCAGACGCGTACGTCTGCAGGCGTCAGTGCTGTTGACTCAGCACGGGAAGAACTGCTGGTGTTGCAGGCGCAGTTACGCACACTACAGCTTCATAAAGGACTGAACGACACCATCAGTCAGCAGCGAAAAGACCTCTGGACCACGGAAGCAAAATTTCAGGTTCTGGAAGAAGCCGCCCGGACCCGGTCCCTGACGAAGCAGGAAAAATCCCTGCTGTCGGGTAAGGCGCAGGTTCTGCAACTGGCACGGCAAAAGGCGCTGCTGGGCGATCAGATTGTTGCACAGGAACAGCTGAATAAGCGCATGGATACGGCGCAAAAATACGTCACTCAGATGGCAGAAAAGCAGCAGGCTCTGGTGGGTGGAGCCACCCTCAGTGACCGTATGGCCCAGAGGCAACTGGCAAAAGCCCAGCTCGCTGCCGGCTGGAAAAATGGCGGCGGCTCTCTTGATGATGCCGGATACCGGCAGCAACTTCAGGCTGCGAATAATTATTACGAAGCGGAGGATCAGCTTCGTGGTAACTGGCTGAGTGGCGTGGAAAAGGGGTGGGCTGAATATCAGGACTCGGCGACGAACGTTTATGACGCCATGAAACAGGTTTCACAGTCAACATTCAGCGGGCTGGCCGATCAGCTCACCCAACTGACCACCACCGGCAAAGCGAGCTTTAAGGAGTTCACGTCATCCATACTGAAGATGATTGTTCAGGTCATCAATCAGCTGATCGTGGCCTATACCCTTCAGGCGGCCATGGGGTGGATCAGCGGCGATTCCAGCGCCTCAAAGTCTGGTCAGTCGTTTGCGGTTCCGTCGTATCGCCCACCCAATTATGATGTCGGCGGTTTTACCGGGCATGGTGGTAAGTATGAGCCCGCAGGCGTTGTCCACCGCGGCGAGTTCGTATTCACCAAAGAGGCAACCAGCCGCATCGGCGTGAGCAACCTTTACCGGATGATGCGCGGTTATGCCTCCGGCGGGTATGTCGGCAACGCTGCCAGTCCGGCGAGTGTGTCTCCTGGCGGTGTGATGGTCAACATGGGCGGCGTCTATATCAGTAGCAGCAACGAACAGCAGTCTACGCAGCGGTCAGCAATTGACAGTAACGGGATCCTCAAGCAGCTGAAACCCGCCATCATTAGTGTCGTCAGTGAACAGGCCCAACGGCCCGGCACGCCACTCTGGAAGGCAATAAAAGAAGGGCGTTAATACCAGAAGCCGCTTTGCGGCTTTTTTACTGGCGGAGATAAAGGCTATTTATGACTATTGAAACATTTTCCTGGCGAATTCAGGCCGCCAGTCAGCCAGCGACAACGAGTAAGGATAATATTCGCAAGGCGCAATTTGGCGATGGATATGCGCAGGTTTCAGGGGAGGGAATAAACCCGGAAACCTTAAATTATGCATTTTCATTTACCGGAGATCTGCAAACCGGCCTGGATATTTATAAATTCCTGCGACGGCATAAAACTAAATCCTTTGCCTTTAAACCACCGTATGACGAGTTAGCGCTATGGCGGGTTCAGGCTGACAGCCTGCAAAAAGCCATTCTGAATAGCAAAGTCATGACAGTCACCGCAACATTTGAACAGGCATTCGTACCATGAGTCTTCACGCTGATTATCAAAAACTGGAGCCGGGAGATGAAATCCGGCTTTTCGAAATTGACGGAAGTGCTTTTAATATGGGGGATATTTTATATTTCCACGGATATAACATTCCCCATACTGAAGCGGAAATTTTAGCCGCTGGTGGCGATGAATCAAAATTGTCCGCTAAAAGTATCTGGTGGCAGGGCACCGAATATAAAGCGTGGCCGTGTGAATTAGAGGGGATCGAATCCTCGACTTCAGGAAGCGACGCGCAGCCGACACTGAGGGTGGGCAACATTGATGGTTCGATTTCCGCGTTGTGTTTGCATTATGACGATTTGGCGATGGCCCGGGTCATCATCCATGAGACTCAAAAGCAGTATCTGGATGCGCGAAATTTCCCTGCGGGTAATGCCACCGCGGATCCAACGCAGGAGAAACGGCACCTCTATTTTATCGACACCAAAAGTCTTGAAACCGATGAAACGGTGGAGTTCGCGCTTGATAGCCCGATGGGGTTGCAGGGGAAACTGATCCCTACTCGTCAGTATCATTCGGTTTGTACCTGGTGTATTCGCAATAAATACCGTAGTGGCGATGGTTGCGATTATGTCGGGACAAAGTATTTCGACAAGAATAACAAGCCGGTTGATGATCCATCGAAGGACGTCTGCAACGGAACGCTCACTGCCTGCAAACTGCGTTTTGGCGAGCATAACGAGCTGCCGTTTGGCGGGTTCCCTGGCACGTCGCTGATAAGGAGCTGATATGCGCCAGAAAACGATTGAGGCGATACAGGTTCATGCTGCAGCTGAATACCCGCGTGAGGCTTGCGGCTTGATTGCTCAAAAGGGGCGAGTGGAGCGCTATTTCCCCTGCAGAAATATGGCCAGCGAGTCGAATGATAATTTCGTACTGGCACCGGAGGATTACGCCGCGGTAGAGGACTGGGGAACGATCATCGGCATTGTTCACAGCCATCCTGATGCGACCACGCAACCCAGCGAACTGGATAAGGCACAGTGCGATGCAACGCTGCTCCCGTGGCATATTATCAGCTGGCCGGAGGGGGATTTTCGGACTATCCATCCCCGCGGTGAACTGCCTCTCCTTGAGCGCCCGTTCGTACTTGGCCATTATGATTGCTGGGGGCTGGTAATGAGCTATTTCCGGCAGACTCACGGCATCGAGCTGCACGATTACCGCGTTGATTACCCCTGGTGGGAAAACGACTATCCCGAAAACTTCTACCACGATTGCTGGTATGAATGCGGGTTTCGTGAATTTGATGGTCCACCGCAACCGGGTGATATGGTGATCATGCAGGTGCAGTCGGACAAGTGGAATCATGCCGGGATCCTGCTGGAAGGTAACATGTTGCTTCACCACCTTTATGGCCATCTCAGCCAGCGCGTGCCGTATGGGGGATACTGGTCAGACAGAACGATGAAAATCGTCCGATATCATTCTCTGTGTTAACCTTTTGTCTTCATAAAAGGGGACAAATAATGAAAAAGATAGCTTTAACCTCATTTGTTATCAGTTCAATATTGTTATTGAGTGCATGCAAATCATTGTCAGATATGAGAACGGAGGGGGCTAAAAGCACGTTCTCTTCCAATAAAAATGTACAAGATGTTTCTGAGTGCATTCTCTATGGCTGGCAAGAAAAAAGGTTTTTGACTGGCCCAATGCATGCTTATATTCAACCGCATAAAAATGGGAAAACCGTTTATGTGGATGAATATATATGGGTGGCAGATGTGTTCCCAGGAGTGAATGAAGGCCGTAGTGAGGTTAAATACTACACGCAAAGCAAAGGACGAAATAAGGAAATGCAGGATGTAATCCAGTCTTGCATTTAATTTTAAATATTATCTTGGTGGGCTTATGAAAGAAGTCATGACAACAATAGAGCTTTCAGGAGTGCTTGGTAAAAGGTTCGGTAAAGCACACCAGCGTTTAATCAGTTCATGTCATGAAGCAGGCATAGCCTTGGCGAAAACGATACCAGGCTTTGAAAAATTCATGATTACCAGCGAAGAGCGGGGACTAACCTATGCGGTATTTAAAGGGGAAAAAAACATAGGGGTAGATGACTTAGGTTTTCCAATAACTGGAGAAGTAGTTCGCATTGTACCTGTGGTCATAGGTAGCAAAAAGGCAGGCGTTCTTCAAACTATCCTTGGGGCTGTGATTATTGCTGCCGCTGTCATTATGGGACCTGCTGGAGCCGGGGTTATTGCTTCAAGTACCGCTTGGGGGGTTGGTATCAGCGGTGCGTCTATGATGGCTGGTGGTGTAATTCAGATGCTTTCCCCTCAGCCCGGAGGCCTTGCCCGTAAAGAATCCCCCGACAATAAAGCCAGCTATGCCTTTGGCGGCGTAACCAATACCGCCTCACAGGGTTATCCCGTTGGTTTGCTTTATGGTAAGCGGCGAATCGGCGGCGCGATTATTTCCGCCGGTATCTATGTTGAAGACAAGCAATAAATATATTTAGTAAGTAATACCATCCAATTCAGGCCACCTCGCGGTGGCTTTTTTTATGGACGTAATATGGCAAATAACATCATTAAAGGGCGCAAAGGTGGCAGTTCAAGCCAACGTACACCTACAGAACAGCCGGACGATTTACAGTCTGTAGCAAAAGCCAAAATTCTTATCGCATTGGGTGAGGGTGAATTTGCGGGTGGTTTAACCGGGAAAGATATTTATCTCGACGGTACTCCTCTTGAGAATGCCGATGGTTCTCAAAACTTCAGCGGAGTAGCCTGGGAGTTTCGTCCAGGCACGCAGGCGCAGAGTTATATTCAGGGTATTCCCGGTACCGAGAATGAAATTAGCATAGGGACGGAAGTTTCCAGCCAGACCGCCTGGACCCATACATTCACCAATGCCCAGCTATCCGCCGTTCGCGTCCGCCTGAAATGGCCGTCCCTGATGAAACAGGAAGACGACGGCGATGTTGTGGGGAACACTGTCAAATACGCCATCGATTTACAGACGGATGGCGGAGCCTGGCAGACCGTACTCGAGACCGCCGTCTCCGGCAAAACTACTTCCGGGTATGAACGTAGCCACCGCATCGATTTACCGCAGGCAGGCAGCACCTGGACGCTGCGTCTTCGCAAGGTATCGCCGGACGCGAACAGCGTCAAAATCGGCGACGTCATGACGCTACAGAGCTACACCGAGGTTATTGATGCGAAGCTGCGTTACCCACATACAGCGCTGCTGTACATCGAATTCGACTCCAGCCAGTTCAATGGTTCCATTCCGCAAATCTCCTGCGAGCCGCGTGGGCGTGTTATTCGTGTCCCGGATAACTACAACCCGGAAACGCGTGAATACAACGGCACATGGTCAGGGGGCTTCAAATGGGCATGGACTGATAACCCGGCATGGATTTATTACGACATTGTTGTCTCTGATCGTTTCGGTCTTGGCGATCGTCTGACCAGCGCGAATATCTCCAAATGGGCGCTCTACCCGATTGCGCAGTATTGTGATCAGTTGGTTCCCGATGGCAGGGGCGGCGATGGCATGGAGCCTCGTTATATCTGCAATGTCTATGTTCAGGAGCGTAACGACGCCTACACCGTACTGCGCGATTTCGCTGCTATTTTCCGGGGGATGACCTGCTGGAGTGGTGAGCAGATTATCGTTCAGGCCGATATGCCGCGCGATGTCGATTTCAACTATACGCGCGCGAATATTCTTGGTAGCCCGCGATATTCCAGCAGCACCAGTAAGGCCCGCTACACCAACGCGCTGGTTTCCTGGTCTGATCCGGATAACGCCTATGCCGATGCGATGGAGCCCGCATTTATCCCGGAACTGGTTTCCCGATACAGTTTTAACCAGCTGGAAGTCACGGCCATTGGTTGTACGCGGCAGAGTGAAGCCCATCGTAAAGGGTTGTGGGGGATCCTGACCAACAATAAGGACCGCATGGTCGAAATTGATGTCGGGCTGGACGGCAGGATCCCGCAGCCGGGTTACATCATTGGGCTGGGCGACGAACGGTTGGCCGGGCGAGTTAATGGTGGTCGTATCAGCGCGGTGAATGGACGCGTAATCACGCTTGATCGTGATATCGATGCAAAAGAGGGCGACCGCCTGCATCTGAACCTGCCATCGGGTATTTCGCAGGCACGGACCATTCAGTCGGTAAACGGTCGTCGGCAGGTGACGGTTACAACGGAATACAGTGAGACACCAGAGGCGGAGTGCGTCTGGATCGTCGAATATACTGACCTGGTGCCGCAGCAGTACCGCGTCATTGGTGTAAAGGACAACAATAACGGCACGCTCACCATCACCGGCGTGGCACATGACCCGGATAAATTCGCCCGCATCGATACCGGCGCTATTATCGACCAGCGTCCGGTTAGCGTATTGCCGGCGGGCAACCAGTCACCTCCTGACGATATTGTCATCACATCCCGCTCGGTCGTGAATCAGGGGATCAGCGTCGAAACGATGCAGGTTAACTGGTCAGCGGTCAGCGGCGCTATTGCCTACGAGGCGCAGTGGCGCCGTAACGACGGGAACTGGATTAATGTGCCGCGCAGCTCGACCACCTCGTTTGAGGTCAGCGGCATTTATGCCGGTCGTTACCTGGTTCGCGTCCGCGCGATCAATGCGGCGGAGATCTCGAGCGGCTGGGCGTATTCCGAAGAGAAAACCCTGACCGGCAAGGTCGGCGAGCCGCTGGCACCGCTGGCGCTGGCAACCCGTTCGCTGGTTCATGGGGTCCAGGTTAGCTGGGAGTTCCCGACCGGCTCCGGGGATACGCTGCGCACGGAACTGCAGTACAGCAAAAACCAGGACGGCAGTGCGCCAATGCCGTTATCAGACGTGGCCTATCCGGGGAAAAGCTATCAGCAGATGGGCCTCAGTATGGGCGCCGAATTCTGGTACCGGGCGCGCCTTGTGGATCGTCTTGGCAATGAAAGCCCGTGGACCGGCTGGGTCCAGGGGATGGCCAGCGATAACTTTGATGACTACTACGAAAACCTGACCGACGCGATCAAGGATACGGCTGCCTGGGAGGAAACGCAGCGCACCATTAGCGAAACACAGGAAGGTATCCGCAATACGCAGCAGGAACTGGAGCAGACCGCTGAAGCTCTGCGTAAGGAAGCCGAAGACCAGGCGAAGCAGGTCAGCCAGGATATTGATGCATCGGCGAAAAGCATCACTGCTGATGTTGACGGGAAGATCTCCGCCGTGAATAAAACCATCACGGATGAGATTACCTCGGTCAATGAGGCTCTCGATTCTGGTCTGGCTCAGGCAAACAAAGGCGTTCAGGAGGCAAAATCCGCCGTCGCAGATGCGAACAAGCAGATCGCAACTGTGAACAAGTCGCTGACCGACAGCATCACCCAGGTAAGACAGTCAGTCACCGATACGGCTGCGGAAATCAACGCCACCATCGACCTGGAGATTGCCAGGGTCAGCAAAACGCTGGCCGACGGCGATGCCGCATTGAATGCGCAGATAAAGACTGCTGAAAATGGCCTGAAGCAGTCGCTGTCTCAGGTCAACACCACGCTGACCAATGCGGTGAAGCAGGAGACCGCGGATCGTATCGCCGATGTTAACGCGAAGGCGGCACAGGCCGCTGATGAACTGCTGGCGGCAACGCAGGGGATTGAGGCTAGTATCGAGAGCCTGACTCAGGTGATGAAGACTGCCGATGAGAATCTGGCGCGGGAAATGTCCAGCCTCGCTGCCGGCGCTAATATCCAGTTCGATTCGCAGGTTATCTGGCATTTCAACAATCAGACGACCGAGGGCTGGACCGGCAGCGCCGGCGTACCGGGTGTGTCCCAGGATGGCTGGTTACGCCCGGCGGACAGTGCCACCGATCCGTACATTACCTCTCCTGGCGGACTGGCTGTCGATGGTGCGGCGTACCGTTTCATCATGCTGCGCTTTCGTAAAACCGGCAAACCAGTCTGGGCGGGTGAGATCCGCTGGGTGTCTGCCGGCGAAAACTTCACTAACACGAAGCGATACATTGTTGCTGAGCCGGAGTATGCCGATGGGGTGGCAACCCTGACGGTGCGTGATATTCCGTGGACAGGGAACATTGATCGTATTCGCCTGGACCTGACGAACCAGCAGGATGCCAGCAACTTTATCGAATTCGACTGGATCGCCGTTGGCCGGCCAGCACCCGGCGCCAGTACGGCGGCTCTGCAGGATGTGCGCAGCACGCTGAGTAACGCGCTGACCGCCGAAGCGCAGGCACGCAGCACGCTGGCGGCGCAGATGCGTGGCTCCTATGATGGGAACGATCTGGAGAAAGTCACCTCCGGGCTGCTGTACCAGGAAAAAACCGCGCGCGTTACCGCCATCTCGGCGGAAGTTAAGGCCAGAGAGTCCCTGCAGACGCAGTTTAACGACAACAAAGCTGCTGTTTCTGGTGAACTGAGTTCTCTGACGACAGAGCAGAGCGCGCAGGCGAGCCGTATCGGTGGCCTGGAAACCAGCCTCGGGAAAAAAGCCGATGCAGCCGCGCTGACGTCCCTGACGCAGAAAGTTGAGCAACAGGGCGCCACGCTGACATCGCAGGGCGCCGCGTTAACATCGCTCACTAACCGGGTTGGCCAGACGGAAACGGGCCTGGCTGGTAC